CGGCGTGGTTTCGGTGTTCTTATAAACCGCGCACCCGGCCGTTGGCGTTTCGCTCTCGGTGTAATAAATGTATTGGTCCGTATATCCGCTCACGCTCCACGCATAGAGTGTTACGCTTTGGGTGTACGTGTAGGCGGTTTGTTTAACAGTGGCCAACATTTTAGTCCCCGGGCGATTCGCAACACCGCCTTGCGGGTGCACAAAAAAGTTCACGCACTCGCGCAGCCACGTGGAAAACTTTTGATAGTCCACCCGGTGCCACAGTCCAGGCGCGGCTTCACCGCCATTGAGTGAGGGTTGTAATAAGTGTACGGGCATTAGCGGGCCTCCACTAACGGGCTTGTTTTTTCGGGCACTTCAAACTGTTCAATTTTGTTGGCCTGGCGCGCTTCGTCTAATTTGCTTTGGTACTTGGCGAGCATATACTTGGCCAACTCATAATCCCCGGCAAGCGGCACGGCTAGTTCGGCGGCCAGTAAAAGCGCAAAACACGCTACAAAGGCGGGGTCAAAAACATACGTGTTATCCTCGTCGTACACATACCAAGCACGCGCCTCCTCATACGGCACGGCCACTAATTTATTGCCCGAGTTATCGTTAAAAAGCAAATGGGGAACGGTTTTTTGTACGGGTATATTTTCGTACACAATTTTTTTAAGAAACAAACAGCCGGACGGCAAGGCAAACACATAAGGCAAGCGAAGTTCCGGGCTTGCGGTGTTGCTGGCGGCCAGTTCGGCAAAACGCAGGGCAAATTGCCAGTCGTGTGCGCGCAGTAAATCGCGGCGCACCACATCGTACATTAAGTTCGCGGAGCGTGCGGTGGCGGTGTCCTCGTTAGCAGAGGAAATAACATCTTGGCCCAAGTTGGCCAGTGCCAAGTTAATGATATAAGTTTTTGTAATTTCGTTTGCCATAGTTCCCCTAGGTACCACGCCGGGCGGAGAAATACCCGGCGTGGTTTGTTGGTTTCACATTAGTCCAAGCCAATGTTCGGGTTATCAGTAATAAAGGCACTGATTTTCCCGGCAGTGGCGGTGCCGACTACCGTGTATTTCATACGCAGATAGTCCTTAAGCCCGAGCGGTAGAGGGATGATTCCCAACAGTCCGGCGGTCAAAGAGGCCACGGGATAGGTGGGGAACGTCGCCACCGTTTCGGCAGACGAGAACGCAGAAGCGTCGTCGGTTTCTACCGAGGGCGCAACGCTGGTGCACCCGGTAAATGCGGTGTCCACGCGCACTACCAAGAACAAGCGGTTAGGCACATCACCGCCGTTTGTTTTAACGACGTTGGTGCTGGGGGCCGTTGTAGTAACGGCTTGTTCGGCGGAAAATACTAAAGAATTATCAATCATTTTCCAGTCCCTCCTTAAGAATTGCTCACGAGCGATTCGGTGTTGAGAATCGCGTCGCAGATATGCACCGGGATTTCATCCACGGACATAATGGGCAGTTGGCCCGGTTGGCTCGGCCCGTACTGGACGTTGGACTTGTTGCCCAGTTGTTTGCGCAAGGCGGCTTTAACCGTTCTGTTCATATAGAAGCAGGGTTTGCCCACGCCGAGTTTTTGGATTTTTTCCTCCGCGTCTTGGATTAAACCGTACAAGTCCACGTTGGCCAAATCACCCGTGTTGATGTTGGCAATACGGGCGGCAAAACGCCAGTCCTGTACTGCTAACCCAATTTGCCATTCAAAGTATTCTTTGTAGGCCGGGTATTCTTTGTTGGTGTTGGTGTCCAAGTGGTTTACCAAACCGAAGTCGTTGCGGGTGATACCGGCTTTAGACCCTTTGGGGAAAAAGCCGTACACTTTATCGCTGTCCCATACCACCAAATAAATGGAGGTTTTGTTTTGGGCGGCGGTGCCTCCCGCGTTGACTACGTTGCGGCTGGTTTCAACGGTGGTTTTGGTCGTGTTGTAGTATTCGGCCAAGCCCACACATTTTTCCAACTCTTTTTTACCGCCATAGATTAAGGCAGAGGCGACGGTGTCGCTCATACCCGAAATAATCCCTTTGGCTTGTCCGGCGCGTACGGCGTCCACGTGGCCGCCTTTTTCCGCAATAAGTTTATCTACTACGGAATAAGCACCCAAGGTGCCGGGGCGGGCCAAGACCACTTTTTGGGTGGCTTTTTCCGCGTCCACACCTTGATAGGCACGCCGCCAAGTTCCGGCGGGAATCCCGGTGCGTACCGCGTATTCGTGGCCGCTGTCCAGGTTGGATTCTTTAATGAGCATATCCCCGATAATATCGTTGGTTTGGCTCAATACCTCGGCGACTGCTAACTCTTGCCCGTCCGGGCCAAATTGAGCGGCGGCGTCGCGCAGGTTATACATCTTATCAGCAATAATTGCCATTGTATGTTACCTCGTTATTTATTTTGAGTGGTTGCCGTAAAGAGCCTGTGCAAACGTAACATCGGCCTTTGCGCTCCCACTAGAGCCCGCTTGCTTATCTTCTTTGAGCAAGGAGCCCGCTTGATAAAACGCCCGTACCAAAATAGGGTGGTTGCCCAGCCCGGTTTGGTCTAACAGGGTACGCAGTTCATCGCCGCCAAACTGGTTTATCGCTCGCGCGCAAGTGGCCATTACGGTAGGCAGTTTGTCGCCGTGTTCCTGTTTTACCTGTTCCTGCCAAGCCGCCGCGGCTGCTGCCGCTCCGGCCTGTAGGCGTTTTGCCTCAAAGTTCAAAATCGCTTGCGCGCTTTCGGCTGTGAGGTTTAGTTCTTTGGCCAAGTTTTTATAGTTGGCCATTTCTTTTTCATCCACCGCGGCACCGTCCGGCAAGGATAAATCCTTGTACGGGTCTTGCGGTGGGTCCTGCTTTCCGTCGCCGGGTTTTTTGCCGCCGTCCGGGTTGGTGTCAGCGGAGCCAGGAGCGGGCGGGTTATCTTTCCCGTCGTCTGCTTTGGCTCCCCCGAGCAAAGAGTGTTTTTCATCCGCCTTGCCGTCAGTTCCGGCGGGCGGGGTGTCTTGTTTGCCGTCCGGGTTATTTCCGGCGGGCGGTGTGTCTTTCCCGTCTTGGCCGTTAGCCGGGGCCGGGTTATCCGTGCCGCCGTTTGCGGCGGGCGGGGGTGTTCCGGCTCCACCCGCGTCGGTGGGTGCTCCGGCTTGTTCCATTAACATACGGATTAGTTTTACTTTCATTTAGTCATCCTCCACGTTTTTTAAGTCAGTTTCTAACTGTTTGATTTCCGCCTTATATTCCTGCTCCATTTGTTCGTACGCGGCGGGGTCTGCTTTACGTACAAAATCCTCAATATAATTTCCAAACGCGCGCATTGCGCAGTTGTAAGAAGTGGCGTGCGGGTCGCCCGGCACAAAGGCGTTTTGGCGGTGCCCCACGGCACGCAGTAAGGACCACACTACCCGGCGGCCCTCCACTAACATAAGCACACGCCGCCAGTCGTTGGTGGTGCGTTTTTCCAACGCGCGGGTGGTTTTCTGCTGAAATTCGGTCTTACTGGACATTTGCGCCTCCTTGTTGTGCTACCGCGTCCAAGGCACTGCCCGTATTTAACGGGGTATCTGCCAAGGTCTTGGCACTTTGTACGGCTTGGGCAATTTGCGCCTGTTGTGCAAGCGCGGCTTGCTGTTCGGCTCGTGCCTCACGGGCCTGTTGCACTTCGTCCTCGGGGCGTATCATTTTAGGGGTTGCCCCGATAGCGGTGAGCCCCTCACGCAAAGCCCCGTCAAAATCCACCACGTCCAACACATCCGCCTGTGCGGCTCCGGCCTGTACTTGCGCCAGTTCAGCGGCAAAACTGGCTCCTTGGCGGATAGAGTTAAGCGCGGTTGCTTTTTGGGCTTGCGCTATCATAGAGATATACGAAACCTGTATTTCCCGGCCCTGTATTTCCTCGGGGGCGGGCGGCAGGATTCCGGCGCGCTCACAAATGTTAAACGTGCGCTCAATAAGCGGGTCTAACAGTTCGTTTTTGAGCCGTTCCAACACGGGGCCTAACATCATCATTTTTTCCTGTGTACGTTCGGCCACTTCGGTTGCGGTCATTTTGCCCGCGTCAATGTTTGAAATCATTAAAAACATATCGGCAAAAAACTGCTCGCTGATACGTTGGCGGGTTTGTTCAATAGAATACTCAAG